AGTAATTACAGTAACAGTCGGTGGTGGTGGTGCAGGAGGAGTTTTGCCAAATAGAGGTTCAAATGGTTCAGATTCATCAATATCAGGTTCAGGTTTAACAACAATAACTTCTGCTGGAGGTGGTGGAGGTGCTACTCACTCACCAAATGTTGCTGCTAGTGCTGGTGGTTCAGGTGGTGGAGGTGCTAATCAAAGTGCTACTGGTGCAGCAGGAAACACTCCTAGTACATCACCAAGTCAAGGAAATAATGGTGGTGATAATACTGGTGGTGGTCAAAATGGAGGAGGTGGTGGTGGTGCAAATGCTATTGGAAGTAATGGTTCTGGTTCAACTGGTGGTAATGGAGGTGCAGGTACAGCTTCATCAATAACTGGTTCTTCTATTACAAGAGCAGGAGGTGGTGGAGGAGGTGGTTCATCTGTTGGAGGTACTGGTGGTGCAGGTGGAGGTGCTAATGGTGGAACAGGTTCAGGTGGAACTGGAACAGCTAATACTGGAGGTGGTGGTGGAGGTTCTGAAAGAAACCCAGATGGAGGAAATGGTGGTGCAGGTGGTAGTGGAGTTGTTATATTAAGTGTACCAACTGCTAATTATTCATCTACCACAACTGGTTCGCCAACAGTTTCTACATCTGGTAGTAATACAATAATGGTATTTAATGGTTCAGGGAGTTACACAGCATAATGGCTAATTTTGCAAAAATAGGATTAAATGGAAAAGTTATTGAAATTCAATCAGTAGTTAATGAAGTATTACATGATGCTAATGGAGTTGAGCAAGAGTCAATAGGTATTGATTTTTTAACTAAACTAACTGGTTGGGCTATTTGGAAACAAACATCTTATAATACTAATGGTGGAGTTCATAATAATGGTGGAATACCTTTAAGAAAAAATTTTGCAGGAATAGGAATGATTTATGATGAAGATAGAGATGCTTTTATTCCTAAAAAACCTTTTAATTCTTGGATATTAAACGAATCTACTTGTAACTGGGAATCTCCTGTTGCTATACCAACAACACAATTAGAAGAAAATCAGTATTATTCTTGGAATGAATCTATTATAAATTGGGAGATTAAAACAAAAGAATAAACAAAAGGAAGAAAAGTGGAAGCAACAATTAATAGTATATTTCCAACACCTATTTATATCTCTAAATTAAATAGAAACCTTACAAACAAAGAATTATTATTTATTAATAAAACTAAATTAGATTCACACAAAAACGAAGGCAATATAACATCTAATAATAATTATATTCTTAATCATAAAGAATTTCCAAATTTAAAAAAAGAATTAGATTTAAGAGTTAAAGACTATTTTAAAAAGGTTATATCTCCAACAGAAGCAATTACACCTTATATTACTCAGTCTTGGTTAAACTATACTGAAACAAATCAATATCATCATAAACACTCACACCCTAATTCATTAGTATCAGGAGTATTTTATATTAACTGTGATGAACAATTTGATAAAATTAAATTTTTTGATGATACATATAAAACGATTAGACCAGAAATAAAAGAATGGAATATATGGAACTCAGAAACTTGGTGGTTTCCAGTTAAGACTGGAGATATTATATTATTTCCATCATCATTAACTCACATGGTAGAAACTAAACAAGGAACTAATACTAGAATAAGTTTAGCATTTAATGTTTTTATTAAAGGAACAGTTGGTAATAATAAGCAATTAACAGAACTTATATTATGATAGTTAGAAAATTAAATATTGGTGAAATAATTAAATTATTTAGTAATGAAAATGGTTTTGCTTGGGGAGATAATACAGTAATAAAATCATTAGTTCCTAAAGCTAGTTATGACATGACTTGTGCTGGTGAGTTTATTATAGACAGATGGGATAGTATATATCCACAACCAACATCACAACAAATTAAAGAAGAATATATTAGACAACAAACTATTGCTGAAGTTATTGATTATCTTAAAACAAAAGACTTTGACTTAATTAAATTTGTGTGCGATAAAAAATAATGATTTGGTTTATATTAGGAATAATATTAGGAATGTATCTTGGTTGGAAGTACGAACTTGCAATCAATGATTTTATAGAGTCAATTAAAATACATTTAAACATTAAGTAGTCTTGAATTTTGTGCGTTGCACAATTATATATCCTGCATGATATATACGACTGAAGAAAATAACTTTTACTCAAAGGAGAACTCAATGTTAAACTATTCCGACATAAAGAACTATTGGTCTAAATTCTATGCAGATGCTTTTGAAGATGCAAAATCATACTGGAAGAATTATTTTGACTTAGTTCAAAACATTTACAAAAAATAACTTTATTAAAACACAATAGTTTGATATTAGTGCATAAAAATTTAATGTGCATTTTCAAACTAGCAAATGGTGAGTGTCTCTTGCTAAAGTCTTGCAAATGCTTAAACGACAATGGCAAGAACACAAAACGAACAGTTAATAGCTTTCAAGGGGCATATTACAGGAATTAAAAGAGAAATAAGAATACTCAGTACATCAATGTATAAACTAGAGAAAAAGGTAGAGAACCTTTACTGGTCTATATTGGTTGCTACTGGTAGTTTATCTTTGGCTTTGATTACAATATTTCTTGCTAAGTAAGTATTGCCAAATAATACGAATACAACTAGTAGTTAGTTTATGAATAAAAGAATCTTAGTCATATCTGATTTGCATATTCCATATCATAGAGAAGATAGCTTTGAGTTCCTAAAAGAAATTAAAAAACAATATAAGCCAGATACAATCATAAACATAGGTGATGAGATTGATTGCCATGCACTTAGCTTCCACGACCATAACCCAGATTTAGCTTCTGCTGGACATGAACTTGCTAGAGCAAAAGATTTTATAAAAGAATTAGAATCAATATTTCCAGTTATGACTTTGCTAGACTCAAATCATTCTAGCTTAGTTTATCGTAGAGCAATTAAATCAGGAATACCTAAAGGTTATCTAAAAGAATATAACGAGTTCTTAAATGTTAAAAAATGGAACTGGCAAGATAACTTAACTATTACACTTCCAAATAAACAAAGATGTTTCTTTACTCATGGAATATCTGCTGATGTAACTAAAGTATCTCAAATTAATGGAATGAGTTGCGTTCAGGGACACTTCCATTCTAAGTTCAAGATTGAATACTGGGCTAATCCTGATGCACTATTTTTTGCTATGCAAGTAGGTTGTTTAATACAACAAACAAATATGGCATTTACTTATTCAAAGAATTTTAAAACTAAATTTTTAATGGGTTGTGGAATGATTGTAGATTCTACTCCAAGATTAATGCCAATGGTACTTAACAAAGAAGGCAAATGGATAGGCAAATTAGTTTAAAAGAATTACTGTTTTCAGAATTTGCAATAAGAAATGGGATTGACAACACTCCTACTGACCAAGTTCTAATTAACTTACAAACATTAATCTATGAAGTTATAGAACCAATAGTAAATCAATTTGGAGATATTAAAATAACTTCTGGTTATCGTTCTCCTGAATTATGCAAAGCCATAGGAAGTTCTACAACATCACAACATACTCTTGGACAAGCTGTTGATTGCGAAGTTTTAGGAGTACCTAATAAACAACTTGCTGATTGGATAGTTAATCATTTAGAATTTGACCAATGCATATTAGAATTTTGGAAACCAGAAGAAACTAATTCAGGTTGGGTTCATATCTCATACAACAAAGGTAATAATCGTAAGATGTATTTACGTGCTTTTAAAGCTAACAACAGAACAGTTTACGAGGTGTTATGAAACCATCAGAAAAGCAAATAGGTGGAGATCATTACAAAGATATGAAAATATCTGTATCTGAATATGTTTATGCCAATCAAATAGACTGGTATGCTGGTAATGCTATTAAGTATTTAAGCAGGTATAATAAGAAAAACAAAGACTTAACAAAGCAAATAGAAGATTTAAACAAAAGCATACATTATATTCAACTTTTAATTGAGAAAATAAGCAAGTAAACACAAGCTTGTTATTACAACATCAAATCACCTCTAAAATGCCATTTAAACTGCATTAGAACGCATTAGGCGAGTTTTATACACACTTTTTTTGCTAAGCTTGTTTTTTGGTTGCAAGTAAGGAAAATGCGTTTAAATAGGGAATAATGAAAATAGATAGAGAAATCAAGCTAAAAGAGTGCATATATTGTGGTGATATAGCTAAACATCGTCATCATTATGATGAAAGTGTATCTAATTCTGGTTTAAAAAGAAATTATAGCACAGAAACTTTACCAGCTTGTGCAGAATGTAATGTTTTATTAGGAACTAAAAATCCTGAATATCCTGAATGTTGCATTTATTTATATAATCAAATTAAAGAACGATATAACAAAGTTTTAAAACAACCTGACTGGGACGAAGAAGAACTTGAAGAAATGAGTCCAAGATTTAGAAAAAATATTATTGCATATATTAATGAAAGAAACATACATAAAAAAAGATTAGATAATTTAATTCATAATTCATCTACTTATGAAAGTTACGAATACCTAAGAATGATGCAAAACATTTAGATTGTTAATACACAACTAAAAATATAAAGTAGAACAAATAACGAACATTTAGAGAACGATATGGCAAATTATACAATAACTACAATAGATACAGATTTTACACCAGAATCTCATACAGTTGGTTCTGAATCAGCACAAACTTCAGCTATTACAACTGGTTCTGGTTTAATTAGAATAGCAACGACTACTCATTGTCATATTAAGTTTGGTGCAAACCCAACTGCCACAGAAGAAGATTTATTATTACCACCTGACCATGTTGAAATATTTAGTTTTGTATCTGGTCAAAAAGTAGCTTTTATTTCTCATGGTGGGGGAACTGGCGAGATTAACATATCAGCAGTAGATTAATATGATTCCAGCTTTAAGTGCTTTTGCACCATTACTAAACACAATTTTTAAAACAGTTGATAAAGCTATTCCTGATAAAGATTTAGCTGAAAAATTAAAAGCTGAAATGAATATGCAGTTGATGCAATCAGGCACAGAAGAAATGAAAGCATCAGCAAAAATTATAGAAGCAGAAGCTAAAAGTAATTGGTACGTTTCTGGTTGGAGACCAACTTTAATGTATTTGTTAATTGCTATTGTCGCTTGGAATTATATTCTTAGTCCAATTTTATTTCTTGTATTAAAAATTAAAACACAAGTAGAATTACCTTCTGACGTTTGGACATTACTTACAGTAGGTTTGGGGGGATATACAATAGGGAGATCAGGAGAGTCAATCGCTAGAAGTCTAGCTTCAAGACCAATTAATAAAAACGATCAACATGGATAATCTAAAGTTAAGCGATCAAACGCAAGTATCTTTACCAATTAAAAACATTGTAGCTATTGTAACTGCTATCGTTGTAGCTGTTTGGACTTATTTTGGAATCGTTGAAAGACTTAATAGACTTGAAACTAATGAAAAGTTAATGGCACAAGATCTTTTAAAAAAAGCAGAACAAACTCCTAAGAATCAAGAAATGTATATGTTAATTGAGTATCAAGCTAAATCAATAGACAAGCACTCTAAACAACTAGAAGAAAACGTACACACTAAAGTCTTGATAGCACAACTAGAAAAGAAAATAGATAAACTAGAAAAAGAATTAGATACATTAAGAGGTAAGTAATGGGTGAAATAATATTTGCTTTACTGATGTTTCTTAACGGCAATCTTGAAAATTACTCTCCAAAAAATAACCTTGCAGATTGTTTAGAACAAAAACGCAAAGTAGAACGTGATAGCAATACAAGTTCTGTACGAATGGAGTGCAAAGAAATAGAAGCTGTTGTTGAAATTGACAAGCATGGTATTAAAAGAATTAAAGAAATTAAATCAAAATGAACTTTTATTTAGTTACTTACGCAATTAGTTTTGTGAAGGTAAATGATGAAAGTATAAAAGAAGATATAGCTTGGTGCAGATTTTTTGATACCGATTCTTTTGTAAATGCTAATTCTTTTTTAAGTCAATTAAAGACAGTAAAAAAACTTAGAATAACTAACGTAGAATTTGAAGTTGAAGAATGTAATTGGTACGACTACTATGAAGATGTTTCAAATACTATTCACTAATTTAACTGAACTTCAAAGTATTCTATATTATCATTTGGAAAGCATTTTAGTTGCGACTTTGGCAGTAACTTTAATATTTGATCTACACTTTTAAAAATAATCTTATCAGCTAAAGGAAAGCAAATAGTAAATCTAGTGTGGTAATTCGTAAACGATTGCTCAAAATAAATATATCTTTTTATATCTCTAACTTTAATCTTAGCTAAAGTCTTACCTTGTTCCCACGTTGCATTTTTTAATTCAACAAAGAACTGCTCTTGCTTATGTGCTTCTTTAGGTGCGTAAACGAAGTAATCTGGGAAGCTTTTGATAAGTGTTGGGAGTTTGGCAAACAAAGGAATAACACTTTCAGCGAAAGATTGAGAATCGCTAACAGCATTAAGACCAAGCTTCCGATACAAATAGCCACGACTAGTGCAATACTGAACGAAACGATCTTCACTAATGTTAAGATAATTCTTAGTGCGATTTTCATAAGACTCATGGTTAAAGTTCTCAATGTATTTTTTATCATTCATTTATCTACTCAGTTCACGATTAGTTACTAGCCATGATCTGTAAAGATCAACCCAGCTTTGTAAGTTTGCATACTTGCCTTTAAGAA